CCTGACGATTATACGCAAATATCTTGGCGTGGCAAAGAACCAGAAGATTGCCCTAACGGACATCGATACAAGGCTATGGGTAACTCAATGGCCGTACCAGTGATGAAATGGATTGGTGAGCGCATTAAAATGGTAGAAGAGGAGAAATTATGACATTCTACACAACACTCATTCTAACCTACGTCATTGGCGGCGTGGAGTTGAGCAATGACACAATGTATCGCAGCGCAATGGAGTGCGGTAATGCATTGCCGGCAGCGTATGCACCATATGCACATTTGGATAGCATGGCGCAGTGTATCGAGACAAACTATGTCAGCTCTGCAAAAATCACAACAAAGCCAGTGCTTAGACCGAAAGGATTATCGTTATGAAAGCATTAACTAAAGAAAAATTGGAATCCATCATGGATGATGTTTTTGCTAGGCACGTTAAATCAATACAAAAGCCAAAACGCACAGTAATGCCACGTCTCAATGACAACGGTAAATTTATATATAATGAGGATCAAAATGATTGAGGAGAACATAAATGGCAATGTCAGCAAAAGACGTACACAAGTCAGTGAGACGCCTGCAAAAGATGAACCGGGAAATAATCAGGGATATGAAAACGCCAGACCCCACACGCAATCGTGGTTACTACCTATGGTTCATGGAGGAACAAGGTGCGATATTGGACAATCTCGAGCAGCGCCTTACCCTTATGCGACGTTCGAAAAAACCAGAGAAGCCATGAAAGGCCAAACAAAAGTTGTGCGATACGAAATGATGTACGCTCATTTACTTTACACGTTTGAGAAAGAACAAATCAGGCGCGGCTTGAGAAATAAAATAAATAAAACTTTTGAGAGACCACGACAAATCACAGTTAATAAAGCTTCACATAAGAACTTTGTGACTGACAACGATCTTCGTAAGATTAAGCCTATACCTCAAAAGAAGTACGATGCTATACTAAAGCATATGAAAAGCAGCAAACGCTACACAACCACCATGATAGCGTTAAGCAGCGGAATTTCAGTATCAGACATTGCTTGGACGCTTAACGTCATGTATCGCCAAAAATTAGTTGATCGTGTTTACGAGAAAACCACACCCATCATTGGTAATGCCGGGGCAAAGTCTTTGCGTTACGTTTACTTTAAGTAAAATAAATATATCGTGTGGGTAGCTTCATGCCCGTCGCCACCCACACGTCTAAATATGTTTTACATATAATTTATTCAAGCAGTTTATTTACTTATGAAAGCTATTTATAACTTGCTTTAATAATTGTTCTTCATTGTCAAATGCTTCTGGATATAAGCGAGTTGATGTTTTTTTAATTACTGGATCATCACCTCTAGCCCAATATATTTTCTTTATATCATACGCCACCAAAGCATATACATCGGACTTCTTATCCCTGACAGGCTGCGTATTCCATCTATATTGTGTGAGATTGCCTGATTTTTTGCTGGCTGTTTTAACTTGTAGGGTCAGCAATTTACCGCTTGGCGTTTTCAAGTATGCATCATCAATTTCGTGTTGAACTAAGATGCATGAAATGCCAGCGAATGATAATCTTGATAGAGCTAGAAATTCACCAGCTCTACCAATGTTATTATTATGCGTTGAGCCATTCATAGATTTTGTTTGTCTCGCCTGTCCGGTCAACGATACCATGTGTTCCACCGTTGACTCGGCGAGTTATCTTTAAGATTGTCTCGTCATTCACACCATCATCTGCAATGTTGAACAACTTGTTTTTCTCAAAGAACCACAACGCTGTATCAAATGCATAATCTGTAGCCACCAAGTCTGGGTCTGTCATTATCTCAGGTAAGCCCATGTCAGAACTGAATAACCTATAATTATTCTTCCCGGTAATCATAAGAAAACCTCTACCTAAAAATACCTTACCTTCCGTGGAGGAATTCCCCATGCGACCACCGTAAACCTTGTCAGCTAGAGCTGATGGATTGCGCGAGTAACCTTCGCAAGACGCTAAGTCAGGGAAGCGGCTAGGCCATACACGCATCATACTGTCTGCGCTATAGTTTAGATTTTCCCTTGTGTGACGCCAGTGACCGCTTTCGTGACTTGCCTGACCCATCAAGTGCGCAGCTCTCTCATTAGATAGCTCGTAATGTTTTGCGATGGCCTTTGCGGTGTTCTTGCCAAAATGCCCATCAGCGCCTACTCCAACTTTTTCTTGGAGCTTTTTCATTGCTTCACTCATGTTATTTCTTCTTTTTCTTTTTGGCAGTCTTAGCTGCCGCTTTAAAAGCACCCGCAGTTGGTGCGCCTTTTGTACCGGGCTTGCGCATCTTCTCGCCGCTACCAGCTTTAATTCTAGCACGCTTCTTCGCAATGTTTCCGTATAATGAATTTTTTGGCATAATTTAACTCCTATTTCTCAATTTTCTTTAGCTTCTCTATCGACCTCATGCCGCCAAGACCGAGCATTCCCATCATTACAGTCATAAGTGAACCCATATCAAACTCTGGCAGCTCTGGTATATCAACGCCAGCAGCAGTTACGCCAAATACGATTAATGGCTGTAATACAAAATGATAAGCAAAAGCAACGCCGCATACCCAACCTATGAATGGACGCCATCCGCCTTTAAATATAGAGCCAGACGCGGCTTCTGCTTTGTTTATTTCAAGCTGACCCATTAAGGCTTGCTGGGCATGGTTATCGGACATCGTGGCTATTTCGTGAGCCAATGCAGCCTTTTGATCTTTATCTTCAATTACCTTATCTAACAGGCCAGTTACTGGGCCTATTAAATTATTTACGAGACTCATCATTTTGCTTACCTTTCGCTAATGCGTTAGCACCAAAGAATACGCTCACTATGCCTGCAACAGACACAAAGTAAATGCTTGCCATTGAGCCTAATATTTTGGCGGCTTCTGTTAAACTAAATACATCCGCTAGAATGACCGCAAAGGGGTATAGGAGCATCCCTGACAGGGCGTACCATGTCATTCTGCGTTGTGCATCTCTTTGCATGTCCTCATCCTGCATTCGTAAGCGCCTGTCTTCTAATGCCATGCGATCCCACTCAGCTTGATCTATTGACCCGTTTCCATCCACGTCAAACTTTTTAAATTCATCCATATTTTCACCTAATCTGCTAATGGGTTATCCAATGCTCTTTGTAATTTATCCATCAATCTTTCTTCTAGCTCTTTCATTGAGCCGCTTTGGGAAACTCTAACACGTTCACGCTGATTTTCAAAGCGCACCTCAGCATCATCAATCATAGACCTTACTTTATCCTCAGATTCACGCACCATATCTTCAATGCGGTCTGTCTGTTGTTCTATGCGCAGTATATCGTCTTTCAGGCCATTCTTAATGTCTCTGGTGTATTCTACGCTTTCTTCTACCTTCTCAGATATTCCAACTATCTTTGCATCCATAACATTCATGTTTTGTTGATATGCTTCTATATCTAGCCCGGCTACAGCTTCTATCTTTTGATACAGCACAAACCCGCCATACAAGCCACCAACAATAGTAGATAAGAAAGCAAATATAGCCATAATAGAACCAGCAGTTAATCGCATACCACCAGCTTTAAGCTGGCGGTCTGCTAATCCATCAATATCATTTGCTATTTTAGTTGTATCCATTAGTTTTCAAAGTCCATCTCATTGCCTTTTTCTTGCAGGCTTTTTAATTGAGCTAATTCATCACGTAGCATCTGTATCTCAAGCCTACGCTGCGTTAATTCTACTTGGTATAAGTCATCACAGTTTATGCGTGATCTAGGCTTGTCTAATGGTATAACTATGCGGGCATATACACCAATATCTTTTGCCCTGTCTATTGTGTCAAAGCTAGATAAAACGCCAGTGACGCCATACTCAAGGTTTACTCCGCCACCAACTGCGTTACTGCAATCGAGATTGCCCGCACGAAACCTGTCACTCTGGTAGTTCATTGGTGGATTTGGCAAAGATAAGCTAAGATTACTACTTTCGGCTAACGCAGCGCCGCCAATTATGGATAAAATAACTGCATATTTCATTTAGTTTCCTCCATTAATTTTTGAGCATATTCTTGAAGAAATAAGCGTTCTTGTTCCGCGCGATTTAACAACCTTAGATATTGTGCAAACGTACAATGGGTTATTTAAATCTGATCTTCTAATATACACCTCAAAATCTCTTCTCTCTTTATAATCAACTTTCATAATTCTATATGTAGAAGAAAATGGCTTACTGTTAAAGTCTAAATCAAATAGCTCAATTTGGTAGTATTTAACGTCTTCTCGCTGGTTAAATAAAGATAGCCGAACTTTCATTACGCCAGATACATGAGATGGCTTTAGTTCTGGATAGGCTGGCGTCATCTCATGTGCATGAACTATAGACGCCAAGCCTATGAATAATATGGATAATTTATTTAGCAATGCATTCTGCTTGAACTACAGCAACATATGTTCCACCCGGCAATGGCTTGGCTATACCATAAGTTGCAGATGAGGCAGTGCTAAACCATGTAGACCCAGCAAGTGTAAGGTTAAACTTTGATGTATTACCTACTAATACTTTAGCATCATTGTAAGCAGACATGCCTGACACAGACATCTTTGTGACAGACGTACTACCTGTCCATGTAAGCGTATCTGATAAAGATGGAGATGATGTAAATGATGTTGGGTGTGTTATATTTGCCGTGTAACTATCTGCAATAGAAACATCATATCTGATTACAGGCAATACACCACCATCTGCGGGTGTCGTACTTAATTTACTAGCGATTGGGTTTCCATATACCCCAGATTTATCTGTTTGTATCACGCACTTGGCGGCTACATTACCAACTATATCCACACTGCCTGCAAAAGCAGGGAATGCACATACTGTAAGCATCATTGTAAAATATTTCATTTTAACCTCACTTGTTATATTGCATGTCTACCATTTTCTCATGCAGAACTTGTTGTGCTAAATTATTTCGCAAACCCTTCTTATTATCAGGCAGGTTTCCATCAACTAATTGAGCTGTATCATTATATATACCACCATTTATAGTAGAATTATAGTACATAGCTAAATCTGTGCTTTGGTTCATAGCAGCTATGATTTCAGACTGACCTTGGGTTCTAAACATAGTCAAAGCATTAGCTGATGCAGTCAAACCCATTTCAAGACGTGTTTCTTTTTCTTCCTCTTCCTCGTCAGGTATTATGTTTCCCTCTTCATCATACTCGTAGTCTAATTCTGTATCTATCGCCGCCAAAACATTATCATCTTCTAATGCAGCGTATACTTCAACTTCAGGTATTTTTGGTACTGGCTTTATATAACCGGGGCAGGCGGGGTTAGATTGCTCGTCATAACATTCGTCTATCCTGAAGCTATATATAACTACAGGGTTCTCTACGCTGCCTTCGCCTTCAACTTCAATAGACCCATCGCCCCATAACGCTGACGGTACATTTCTGAATGAAAAGGTTCTCACAATTGTATTGCCGGGTACGCCAGACCAATCATCTGTTTTGCGGAACATATAGCCTTCACCATTAGCATTCTTATTGCCTATATGAACTTTCATATCTGCGTCAGTTTCTTTGTTGGTGGTGTATCGGTAAACCATACCATTTATATCAACGCCCGGTATGGGTGGTAAAATAGAACCCATGCCCCAACTCAGAGAGCTAGACGCTGCGTTCTTAGTTACACCATATGAATATGGATCACATTGCGAGTAAGAAGGCCAGAGTGCTAATGATAACACCAAACCCCATTTTAGTTTCAACATTTTCATTGAATATCTTTCGCATTGGGTTGTTTTGATCTCTTTGTATTTCTTCTTTAACTGCTTCCATTTCCCACGCTAATCTAGCTTTATCTCCAACTAAACCATCTTTAGGGCAAGGTGTGCCAGCGTTTAGCATGGCTTCAAATACACGCTCATCCTGACACATTACAGATACAGCAGCTACCTTCATGCCCATATCATACATAGTTTTAGCGTTTTTGAGCTTTTCACAGTTCATATCACGCACAGTTCTGCCGGCAGAAATGCCAAGTATTTGTGTTTGCACTGCGCCAGCAACACCAACAGTACATAGGTCAGAGTTACTTGCGCTTATCTGGGGAGAGATAGCGGAAGGTGGTGGACTATTGATAGTAGTGTCCATCGAACCATCAGAGGTTATTGTACTGTT